TTCATAGTACCGTGAGTGGGATTTGAACCCACACGGCTTTTGTATAGCCAAAGGATTTTAAGTCCTTCATGTCTACCTATTCCATCATCACGGCAAAAGAATAGTTGAATCGCGGAAAAAGGGCTGTTGCTCTGTGGGAAGCCGAAACGCTGACAACAAGATTAACAAGAGCCGGCAAAAAAAATACTAACTTCTCCCCTCAGGGATGGGAGGGGCTGGGGTGGGGGTGGGACATGGACGGGCAATTTTTAAGATTTAATTGCCAAAAATTAAGATTTTTTTACCGGCGAAATTTTGCGGGCGTTTGTGCGGGCGATTTGGCGGGCGGGACGACCGCGGTACAAGCAAAGCGCTCCATTTATCGCTTTTGTTGCCTAACCAGGACTCGAACCCAGACAGACAGAACCAGAATCTGTAGTGCTACCATTACACCATTAGGCAAAAATAAAAGTCTGTAACCAAAAAGCGACAGACCTTTATTCCATTAAAACCGTACAATTGTAGGTTTGATATGATAAAAATAATATATACGCGGTAAATAAAAAAGCCTTTCAGTCATCATGTCAAAGAACATATTTTCTGAAAGGCTTCGTCTTGAGGCATATTGCCGGGGTTCCTTGGCTGGGCTGCCGTAATACAACGGTATAGGTTCTTCCTTGGCTGCAATAAATGTTTGCGAGACGAATATAGTATGAACGAACAATAAGTAGCAAAAAGTGCTATAAACTGTACAAAAACCACTATTTTTGACCTTTCCGCTGCAAAAATACAACTTTTTTTCTTATTCTCCAAATTTTTTTGATTTTTTTTCTTGATTATTTCCACCGATTTTGCGGATATTTATTGCAAATAAATTCAGGGGGGAGATGCTGAAACAAGTTCAGCATGAGGTTTCCGCCTCATTCCTTTTTCAGACCCTGAAACAAGTTCAGGGTGAGGATGGCGAGGGCGACCGCGATACAAGTGAGGTTAACTTATTCCCGATGTAAGGATGGATGAGAAATTAGAGACGGGGAAACTTTCTGCTCCGATAAGCAGTGTGTCGAAGGCATCGGTGCCGTCAGTACGGTGCTCAAGCAGGTTCTCTTCGTTTTCAGCGAGTTTCTCACCGGCTTTATATTTACGGAAGCCGCGTGATGAACGGACAGTCCCTGCCGTTTGCAGTGCGAGCAAAAGGTCTTCGTTGGTTTCACGGTTGATACGTGGAAAGACTTTGCCGTTACCGGCAAGGCATTGATTGACGAGCAGGTATTTTTGTTCGTGTCGCATAGGTTTGCCGATATAGATGTCCTGACAGAACCAGCCGTGCCGTGCAAATTCGTCTATCACCACTTGATGGAAATCTTTATCTGAAACGGCATAGTTAGAGCCCAGCGCGGTGGCGTCGTAGTAGAATACCACAGTTTTATTTCGGGCGTTTTGGTAATACTGACAGAAGTCTTGCACGAGTGCCGGGATTTTTCTTTCGAATTTGACATAGAAGGATTTTATTATGTTTAAGCTGAGCCCCTGCCCTTCCCCCAAGGGAAGCGGGGTTGTTTGTCCGCTGACAATCCAGTTTATATTTGCGTTATAGTCCATACCGATGAGCAGCGGTTCGTCGGGGTTATAGTCGGTTGAGAACTCCGCCGCATTTTTCGTTATAGAAGCCCCGATATTGGATATTTTTGTGTCGGTGGCCGTATATATATTCCTGTCGGTTAAAGACGAATAGAAGCCGTCTTTGAGCCGTTCGATGCGCTTACAGAGTATGCTTGTTTGGAAGGTAAGCGGTGTGAGGTCTCGCTTCATATCCGCGATATATTTTTCGCCTAAGAGTTGCAGGTTTTCAATGGTGGAATACTCTTTATAATAGACGGCGATACTGCGGAGTTGGTTTAGTCGTTTGTCGAGAAGGCGAAGGCGGGGCTGCAGGTTGGCGGGCGAGGACGACCGCGCTCCAAGTTCGGCTCCCGGGTGCTGTAAATTCCATTTTTCGAGTACGAGGGCTTCTATGGTTTCGATGAGTTGTGTATCCATTTTGTTTTTGTAGTTCAAGAACCACGAGCCGGCGGTGCCTTGTGGCATATCTGACAAGATAAGCACGCTATGGTTGTACGAGCGGTTGCCGAAAAACTGTTTAGAGCCGCCGTTTGCAGGGAAGACTTCGTTTTTAAGTTTGTCGTAGTCGATAAAGCGGGCTTCGTCGATGAGCAGCCACGACAGAGTGAGCGAGTTTGCTCCGCCCGGTCGGTCTTGAGATATAAGCACGGCTTTTGAGCCGTTGTAGAACGATATGACACGCTCATAGTCGGACGGTTCAATGATGGCACGGCCGAAACTTTTCGGCGGTTTGACTCCTACGACATAGTGTATGCCTTGTTTGTAGCCCCAGCGGTTGAGTGCGGCAAAGAGTCCGGGCAGGGTGTTAGTCAGTCCGTGCCGGAAGGTGGGGACAACTATTCCCCCCGTAGAACCCTGCATCCGCTGTATGTTACGCAGGACAAAGGGTGTGGCGATACTGTCGGTTTTACCTGTACGCCGGCCCGCCACAATAACGGTGGTATTTGCCCCTATAAGTTGGGTTTTCAGTTGTGGTTCATTGAAATATACTTGGTTTAGTTGTTCCATGCTTCATCAAGTTGTTTTGATATGTAGTATTGCGTATAGGCTTGTATTTTTTTAAGCATAGAGTACCAACCGCGTCGTTCAAGCCAGTGAGCGGCGCGGCGTTTTGATTCGGACTGTCCGCCGGCTTGCGTTCCACGCCCCACACCTACAGAGAAATATATGCCGTACATTGGTATGTCGGTTGATATACTGAACACGCCACGGATCAGTTCTGCTACTCTGATGCCTTGCTGTGTGAGGTGCCGGAACAGTGAGCCGTCGCCGAAGCCGTGCCTGTTTCGTCGTTCGCCTGTAGCACGGACTTTCCGCAAATTATCCTGCCATATTTCTACTTGCTTTTGAGCAAATTTGTTTATTACGGAAATCATAGTTTTATTCTAAAATTACATAGCGACTTCATCGCCGTCGAAGCGGTAGATGAGGAAGTCTCGTATTTGTCGTATTTCTCCGCTTGTTGCAACACGCAGAAGCCTTGTTCCGCGTCGCGGATATTCACGGATGCAGAAACAGTTGTTTATCCCGATGAGTCTGCCATCAGCGCAAAAGACTTCAACGGTGTGCGGTTTGTCGCCCCGTTTGGGCTTAAGCCGGTATAGAACTTCGTTTAGGTGTATCATACGAGTTGAATGAGAGAGTAAAGTCCTTTGACGCTTATTTCATATTCATATCTTTGCCCTGAGCGGGCATCGCCGTTTTCGTATTTGACTTCAACGGCGGGTGCATGCTCGTCAGAACCTATGAGGTAGTGTCTGCCGTCGGCATAGTCGAGCAAGAAAGCCAAATGTCCGGCAGAGGCATACGCTGCCAGTCGTTCGTCGCTTGCAAAGGTCAGTTTCACTTCGTCGAGTCGGGTTTGCGGGGTGTTAGTCAGATTTCGTTCAAGTGAGGCTTCACCATATAGTGGCAGGCACTCTTGTGGCAGGTCTGCAAAATCTTTGTACAGATAAGTTTTTCCGGCGAGCGAGCGCGGTTCCATTAGACGGGGTAGCGAGGCGCACGGCAATACTGCAATGTTTGTTATTCCGGGAATCATAAGAAAAAAAAATTGTGTGTTTTTGTAAAAAATTATTTGCAAAATTAAAAAAAAAAACTATTTTTTCCAATATTACGATAGTGGTACAAATGTTACAAAAATAGGGGTTATATTTATATATATATTTTGAAAAAAGCTTGCTTAGGTACGGTTTTGTTCAAAAAATTTGGAAGTATAAGAAAATTTTGTTACATTTGTACCAAAATAGCACAAAGTATTAGTATTTATCGGCATTTGCGGTATGGTACAAAAGTGGTACAAAATGTGGTACAAAGTTGTAACAAACGGTAATTTGTAACAGAAAAACACACTTTGTTGCTGTTTTTCGGGGAATTTTGGTTGATACAGGAAAGGCACAACCTCTTCCCCAAATTCAGGAAAAGACATATTAAAACGGTTATTTTTTTTGACAAACACGGTTTTTTAGTCCGTTTTTGGTACAAAATGTTACAAAAAAACAGTCCGTTTTTGGTACAAAATGTTACAAAATTTGTCCGCGTTCCGGGTTTGTACTCCGGGCAACGACAAGTTAAAAATATGTCTTTTTATGATAAATTCTGTAAGTATAATGCCTTCAGGTGTCGGAGTTCTCTTTACCGATGCTAAAAATCTTTTCCGTGAAGATAGAGATTTCTCGCCCATCCCGGTACAAAAACAGGGTTTTCGCAAACCTATAGAATACATTCCTTGGGGTGCAGACAATCAAATGCCGTATAACATTTTAGACAAGGTTGAGTCCGATGAAACTTTGTCGGCTTGTTTGCGTTTTCAGTCGGAATGTTATTATGGCAACGGTTTGGAGTATAAGGCAGTCGGACAAACGCCCGCTGACGCTGAAAGGACACCGGCCGCAGACGCTGTTTCGCGGTTTTTGTCGCACAACGACTTGCAGAGCGTGTTTTTCGGTTGCAGTCAGGATTTCAACACTTACGGGTTTAGTGTGGTAGTGCTGGTGTTATCGAAGGACTTGACGAAAATAGTGCGCATTGAGCGAAAGGAAGCGGCGTTTTGCCGCTTTGAAAAGTCCGACTCCTCATGCAGAATTCCGGGTGTGTTATACGGAGATTTCCGCTACCAAAATCAACCTGAGAGCCTGCAGTATTTCCCGCTGCTTGATACCAAAGACCCGTTGCAAGACTTGTTCAATCGTGTAGGCAAGAACAAGTCGCAAAGGGTGTATGCCGTTTTGGTTCGCGTGCCAACGGTGAATGCTACTTATTATCCAATCCCGATGTATGCAAGTATATTCAAGAGCCGTTGGTATGATACAAAGCAACTCATTGCACAGGTTAAGTACTCGAAACTGAAGAACACTACTTCGTTCAAGTATCAGATTGAGATAAACGACCGCTACTGGCAAAAGATTTTTCAGGTTGAAGGCATAACCAACCGTTCAGAGCAGAACGAACGGGTGATAAAAGAGAAACAGCAGATGGTAGATTTCCTGACGGGTGCAGAGAATGCCGGCAAGGTTTTGTTTTCCGCATTTTATGTGTCGCCTGATGGCCAGGAACAGCGCGATGTGAAGATAACCCGCATTGATACGCAAAAGGAAGGCGGCGACTACGAGACCGACCTGCAGGAAGTTATCAATATCATTTGTTTCAGTTTGGGCGTGCATTCAAACCTGATAGGCACTTTGCCCTCAGGCAAACAGATGAATAACTCAGGCTCTGACAAACGGGAGCTTTACACCATTGCACAGGCAAAGAATAAGGTGTATCGTGATATTCTCATGAAACCGCATCGCCTTATTTGTGCTTTCAACGGCTGGCATGATATTGTGCCTACAGTAGATTTTCTGCAACTCACCACTTTGGACGAGCATAGGGATATAGCGGTAAGAAAATAGTAATAGTAAAGAATTATAGAGCAGTTTTTATGATAAACTACCAAGCAGCGAAATATGGTTTTCCATACAAGGGCAACAAGCAGAAAATCGCGGATGAGATAATAGACTTCCTGCCGGTCGGCAGCGGTGTTTTACACGATGTTTTTTCCGGCGGTTGCAGTGTTAGCCATTGCGCACTTTTGTCAGGCAAGTGGCACACCGTCAAAGCATACGACCGTGAGCCGTTTAATAAGGTGTTGGAACAGATTATAGACGGCTGCTTCGATTTTGAGAAATACGAGCGGTTTGTCAGCCGTGAGGAGTTTATGGCAACCGACGACCCCGTGATAAAAAGCCTGTGGAGTTTCGGAAATAATATGCGTGGTTATCTTCATTCCGACGAGGTTTTGGAGTTGAAAGAGCCGGCATACCGTATGCTGACGGAAAAGACTGTACAAAAGAGGCGATATTGGTATCGTGTTTTTATCGTCAAACTCCGAAATAACGTTAAGAAAGCAAAGCAAGGCTTGCCCCGCATAGAGTTGCAGGGGTTGGAGGTGTTGGAAAGGTTGCAGAAGTTGGAAGGGTTGGAAAGGTCGGAAAGGTTGCAAGGGTTGCATGGGTTGGAAAGTGAGTGCGGGGACGATAGAGTTCCAAGATTCAGGGCTTTTGTGGACGATTACACCCGGGTGGTGTCGGAAGCAGAGGAAGGCGATGTGGTGTATTTTGACCCGCCGTACAAAGGAACGGGGGAGTACAAAAATAGGATAGATTACGGGGAGTTTTACGATACATGCCGTCTGCTTGCGGATTTGGGTTGCTTGGTGTATGTTTCCGAATACACGATGCCGGAGGACTTTCAAGTTGTAAAAGAATGGACTGTTGTTCGCAAGATGAACTCACAGGGTAGTGTGCAACGATGTGAAGAAAAACTGTTTGCAATCCGGTAATAAAAATATAAAAAAAATATAAAAAAAATATAACTATGCTTGAGTCAGAAGATATACGGAGAATCCGTCAGTTCCTTACCTTGGACCGCACGCAGATAACAGTCGCCCTTATAACAGCAGCGGCGGAACTCTTTTTGAAGGCAACCAATAACCGTGCCTTCTATAACCTTGTAGTCAAAAAACCGCTGCAGATGCTGAAACACCTGATTTACCAGTTGCAGAAAGTGCTGAACAATTTACAATCTACAATTAACAATTCGCAATTACCTGCGGGCGGGGACGACCACGCTCCAAGTTCTGCGGGCGGGGACGACCGCGCTCCAAGCGAAGATGCTCCAAGTAGAAAAAAAAAAACCAAAAAACCGGCACAAGAGGATTTGAGTAATAATGTTTCAGCGGGCGGTGCCGACCGCGCTCCAAGCGAAGATGCTCCAAGCGAAGATGCTCCAAGCGAAGACGGTCCAAGCAAGACCGAAGAACCGCGTACAGTTGTCCGTGGTAAGAGAGACGACCACGACTATTTACCGCCGGAGATACGGCAGATATATGATGAATCGTGGAAACTGAAAGATGCTATAAGAACACAACAAATCTTACTCAAAGAATACGAAAGACGCACAAAAGAGCCAAAACCGGAAGAAAGAAGCATTTTTATAAAAAAGATAATAAAACTTGACAAAGAATATCGCCAAAAGTGGGAAATATACGATAATTACAAGTTATAATTTTGGAATTTTTGAATTTTTGAATAATTAAACCGCTATGTTTGATTTTCATACATATTTAAGCACATTGCTGCAGAGAAACAGACTTTTCCGGCAAAAAGGTTTCAAAATGTTATTTGTTACAGGTTTAGACCAGATAAACGACATTTTCGCAAACTTGAAAAACACCGTCAATTTTGTGGCTCTTGAGACTATTTCCGACGGTACACTGACCACCATCAACACGCCCCAGTTGGAACGCTCGCATGTGGTGTATATAGGAATGCGCTATAAGGTTGACGACACGGCCGCCCGACAAAGGTGCGTTGAGACACAACGGAATCTGTTTCGACAGATATGCTCCGTGTTGCACCCATACCCGATACAGGATGCCGATAGCCTTGTGTATCTTGATACCGATGTCCGCTTCCAAGAAATACCAGAGTACTCGCTCAATGGTGCAGCGCTGTTCCAGTTCTCAATAACAGAGCGTCAGAGTATCTCCACGGAATACAACCCCGATGAGTGGGAGAATGAGGATATATAAAATATGTTTTACAACATAATATGCAAAAGTTTGAAGAGATAGTAAAAGCGGATTTATTCACGGAAAAAGCGGAACTTGAAAAGCGTTATGCTGTAGGTATAATAGAGCATCTTTTGCGTGTGCGTGATATGTACAACACGGTGCTTGCCAACCCGCAAAAACGCGACCGTGATACCGTGAATGAGGTTTGCCAAAGATACGGCATAAGCAAGACGCAGGCATATCAGGATTTGCAGTACATACACACACTGCTGCCGATGCTCAGTCAGGCGACAAAAGCGTTTCATCGCTACCGGGCCAACGAGATGCTTCTTCAGGCTTACGAGATGGCAGAACAGACAGAGGATTACCGGGAGATGGGGCGTATCGCAACGGCGTATTCAAAAGTCAATCGTGTAGAGACAGAAGACGAACAGGTTATACCTTACGAAGATATAGTGGTGCAGCCGTTTGTACCGACCACCGACCCGACCGTCTTAGGTATAAAACCGATAAAGAACTTAAAAGAACGCATCGCATATCTGCTACACAAATACGGTGCAGACAACCCCGATATTGAAGATATTGAAGCAGAGGAAGCGGATTTGTAAAATTGCAAGCAATTTTTGAATCGTGGAATTTTTGAATCTTGGAATTTTTGAATAATCAAATAAAATCAACGCTTATGAATTACGATTTATTTTTGACGGGCTTTGTAGGTGGTCCCGATTTCGATGAGCGATACATAGCTTATATCCTACAACAGAAGAAAGACGAGCAAGTCAATGTCTTTATTAACTCGCTCGGCGGTCAAGTCGCTACAGGCTTGGCGGTTCACTCACTTTTTCGCTCGCATGGTAATGTTCATGTTACGCTCGCCGGTCTTAACGCGTCGGCTGCTACCATTGCTGCCTTGGGTGCGAAGGACATACAGATGGAACGCTCCTCGCTGTTCCTCGTTCATCGCGCGTCGCTTGAGTTCTTCGACTGGGCTTCGCGTAACGCCGACGAGATAAAAGAGCATGCAGAGGAACTGCTAAAGACTGCAAGCGAACTTGAAAAGGTGGATTTCGCTATTGCGCAACTGTATGCCGATAAAACAGAAACGAGCATCGAGGCTATGATAGACCTAATGAATACAGCCGAATGGTTAACGGCCGACATGTGCCTTGATTATGGCTTCGTTGACGGCATAATAGAAAACTCCGCTTCAACGGAACAGGTGATAAACAACTTTGACTTCTATACAGGTGTGCTGAATAGTGCAAGCCTGCCCGTTCCTCAGTTTGCAGAGACGAAAGAGTCGTTTATTCAAAAGATTGTTCATGCCATCCGTGAAGCGTTTACAGGCAATTCACAATTAGCAAATCACAACTCACAACCGGCGGGTGAAGACTCTCCAAGTAAAGACATTCCAAGCGACGACGTTCCAAGCGACGACTCTCCAAGTAAAGACATTCCAAGCGACGACGTTCCAAGCGACGACTCTCCAAGTGAAGACTCTCCAAGTGAAGACTCTCCAAGCGAAGACTCTCCAAGTGAAGACTCTCCAAATGAAGACGTTCCAATCGATAAGTACGACGATATGCCCGAAACAGGGACTGTATTTTCAAATGCCGGTGAGACCTATTTGGACACTTATGCCCGGGCATTGGAGATGTACAACGCACTGCCTTAAAGCCAAAAACCTGCAAATAGCAGAAATCTGCAAAACAGACAAAAACTTTTAATTAACTTTATTTACAAACTTTAAAACCATTACAACTATGGCAGCATCAGTAACTTTTGACTTGGCCGCTTTCCAAGAGGCCGCTCACAAATTCCGTTCGGAATTACTCACTTTGCCCGTCATCGGCGCAAAAGAAACTCTTCAGTACATGACCGGTCGCCCCGGTGTTCGTTACAAAGAGTCGGTAGGTACAGGCAGTTATGCCGCACAAATCGCTCCTTACAAGGTTGACCGTGTTTCAACGCCGGATCTGGAAATTAAGTTCCGTACTCTGGAGACTTATTTCGGCTCTGTCGTTACACAGTTCGACCCTAACAGCGCAATCACCACACTTCTTGGTGCTCAGGCTGCAAGTCAGGGCGAGGGTATAAAAAACGCTGTTACCGCTCAGGCAGTGCTCGGACTTATTTCAAAGAGCCTCTCAGAGCACTTGAACAACGCTATCTGGTCAGGTGTCAGGAACGAGAACGGCAATACCACTGCAGACCTTTTCAACGGTTTTGACACCATTACCGGCGCCGAAATAACCGCTGAAGAAATCTCGGTTGCAAAAGGGAACCTGCTCGACTTGTCGGCAACCCAGATAACCGCTGAAAACGCCCTTGATGTAGCAAAACAAATACTGTACTCGCTCTCTCCTGAACTTCGCGCACAGGTTTGCTACCTGTACTGCTCACAGGACTTCGTTGACAAATACAACGAGGCCTATCTGGCTGCTCACGGTGGAATAATCATGCCGGGCAACCAGTACGGACAAACCGCGGTTGAAGGCTCCAACGGCAAACTTATCCTTTGCCCGCTTGCAAACAAAGCCGCCAGCCACTTCATCCACATTGCTCCCGCAAATAACATGCTTTACGGTTACGACACCCAGAGCGACGATTTGCGCGCCGAAGTAGAGAAGTACCACCCGTTCTTGCTTACCTTCGTGGCAACTATATTCTTCGGAGTACAGTTCGAGTCTATCGACGCAAAACGGCTTAAAGTGGTTAAGATTGCGTAAAGTGTCTTTGAATGTTTAATTAAATTAAATTCTTACAACTATGGCAGTAACAATAGTAAATGCTCCATCCCTTGCATGGGCAAAGGGGTGTTTCGAAGCCCCGGCCGCTCTTGAAGATGTATATTGCATCTCAAAAGAAGGCATCGCACAATGGCCGGCCCTTCCCGTGAACGACCGTAACCAGATAACCTCAGGTTGCTATCAAGGTGTGTTTGTACTGAAAAGCGGCTTCAAATGGGCGCATCATATTGCAGTTCCCGAAACGCTTGCCCTCACTTCAGAGGCTCAGGGTTCGCTACCGGCACAAACGCAGAAAAACATTCTCGAATACACCCATCCGGGCGTAAGCGAGGAAGCCACCGGTGCCGTAAGCGGAATACTCAACAACGATATGGTGTTTGTCGTTATTCGTGCAAACGGCAAAGGCCGTGTCGTAGGTTCGCCCAAATGGCAAACCACTGTAACCGTTACACAAGACCAGGGTACAGGTGCAGCAGGTGAGGTAGGCACAAAGATTCATGTGGAAGCCTCAGACCAGATACCCGCTCCGTATATCACAGCTGAGTGTCTTGCCGATATAAAGGCAAACGCTGAAGACGCTGAGGACGACGGAGAGTAAAAATATTTAACAGTTAATAGTTAATATCGTGCTGCGTAAGCCCTTATGCAGAATTTGTCCCGGCAATAATAAACGCAATGTGATATTAACTATTAACTATTAACTATTAAACAAGAAATCTTAACCCTTATGTCCACAGAAACAAAAAACTTTAAGGCTACCGTCGATGTGGGCGAAGCCTTAAATGAGATAGACAAACTCAAAAAACGAACTGAAGAACTGAAAAAAGCCTACCAAGAAGCCCAAATGAAAGGCGACACAAAGGCGATGAAGCAGATTCAGAAAGAGATTAAAGCGACCGAGAAAGAGACAAAGGAATTTCAGCGGTCGCTTTCGTCAGTTGACAGTGTGCTCCGGCGTTTGGACAAGAGCACGCTCAAGGAGATGCAGACAGCCCTTCAGCAGGCTCAAAAGGAACTCAGGAACGCCCGCCGTGGTACGGAAGAGTTTGCCGCTGCGTCTGCCAAGGTAAAGAAACTTGAAACTGCCATATCGCAGGTGCGCAGTGAAGCCGGGCTTGCTCAAAAGTCGTTTGGCGGCAGCGGCGGTTTCTTATCTGTTCTGAAAGGCGGTTTTACTTCTCTATTAGGACCGATAGCCGCTGTAACAGGTGCTTTTGCCGGCATACGCTCAGCCGTCAGCCATGCCGTCGATGCCGTAGCAAAGATGGATGCCGCCATGACCGACGCGCGCCAATATACAGGCATGACCACCGATGAAATAAAACGGCTCAATGAGGAGTTCCAAAAGATGGACACAAGGACAAGCCGCGAGCAGTTAAACAAACTCGCCGCCGATGCCGGCCGTTTGGGCAAAAACACGGTTGAGGATGTCTTAGGGTATGTGCGGGCCGCCAATATGGTGAATATCGCCTTAAAGGACTTAGGCTCCGATGCCACTTTGACGCTTACCAAACTTGCCGGTGTGTTTGGTGTGGAAACCGAAAAAGGGACGGAGCAAGCCCTTTTGTCGATAGGTTCAGCCATCACAGAGATGGCCAACAGTTGTGCAGCATCTGCAGGCGGTGTGGCTGAATTTACGAGCCGGCTTGGCGGTGTAGGTGCGCAGGCGGGGTTGTCGCTCGCTCAAATAACAGCCATGGGTGCTGTTTTTGAAAATTCCGGGGTTAGTATAGAGCGTTCGTCAACGGCGATGCAAAAACTTATTTCCGACCTTACAGTCAATACAGAGAAGATAGCAAATGCCGCCGGCATACAAAATATAAAAGAGTTTTCCCGTCTCGTCAAAACGGACATGAACAGTGCTTTGCTGGTGCTCTTTGACACGCTCAACAAGAACGGCTCGTTTGCCAACCTTGCCCCTATCTTTGCCGACATGGGCGAACGCGGTAGCGGCGTTATTCAGACTCTCGCCACGATGGCAAGCAAGGTGGATTTTCTTCGTGAGCAGCAAACGCGTGCTACCGCTGCTTTTGAGCAAGGCACGGCTGTGATTGACGCTTACAATATACAGAACAACACCGTCGAGGCTCAACTTGAAAGAAACAAAAAAGCCTTAAACGAGGTGTGGGTCGCCTTGGGTGAGGAACTCAAGCCCGCTATCGCCGAGTCGGTAGGTCTGGTCACGCAGGCTGTATCAGTAATAAAGACTTTGGTGCATTGGTGTTCCGAAGCCGTCAAAGGGTATATTGCACTTGCTGAAAAAACGGATTCTTGGAGTACGGTACTGAAACTCCATATTACACCTATTTCCGAGGTAACCAACAGTGTGAAAGACTTGCTTACAGGCTTAATAAAAGTGTGGGATACAGCCAAGTCTGCATACCAATGGGCACAAGATAAATTAGGTGTCGGCGGTCCCGATGACGGCAAGGCAAACGGTTACGGGATGAAGGTCGGCGATGGCGGTGGCGGTACGATAATGCTACCGCCGGTACCGACAAACAAAGACGAAGACAAGAGCCGGCCAATCGTATCTGTCGGTCTTGACGGATTAGGCGACGTTCCAAGTTCGGCGGGCGGGGACGACCGCGCTCCAAGGTCGGCGGGCGGGACGACCGCGGTCCAAGAGGACGGATTAGTCGACGCGCTCAAACAGCAACTCGCAGAGTTAAAAGCGCAGTACGATGTGCAAAAGGTGCAATACAAGCAGATGCTTGTAGATGAGACCCTCACACAGCAAGAGTACCTTGACAAAATGAAACAGGCGGAGACAGACCACCTCGCACAAGTGGCTCTGCTCTATGTCGAAGGCTCTGATGAAAGGGAGGAAGCCGAGCTCAAACATTGTGAGGCTCTGCTCAATTACCAGTTGTGGCTCCGTCAGGAAGAGCAGAAACTGCAGGAAAAAAAAAACAAAGAGGAAGAGTCCCGCCAAAAGGAAGAAGAAAAACGCCGTCAGGAAGAGAACGAAAAACTGCTTAAAGAAGAGCAGGAACTTGCAGAACAGCGCAAACAGCAACAGGAAGCCGTCGCACAGGTTATGTTCAGTACTTTTGCGGGTGCGCTATCGTCTGCATCGCAGTATATAAGTGCGTCGATGCAGGCCGATGTGGCGAAGGTCGAGTCGGAATACGACAAACAGATAGAACAGGCGGAAGGCAACAAGACCTTACAGGAACAACTGGAACAGGAAAAGCAGAAAAAGATTGCCGGTATCAAAGCCAAAGCCAACAAGAAACAGACCTCCATACAGATAATGCAAGCCATTGCTTCAACCGCTCAAGCAGCCATTGAGGCTTACAAGTCGATGGCCGGTATCCCGGTTGTCGGTCCGGCTCTTGGTGCAGTGGCAGCAGCGGCAGCGGTGGCTTTTGGCGGCGTGCAGATTGCATCAATAAAGAAACAGGCAGCGGCACAAGAAGCACAAGGCTTTGCCCGTGGCGGTTTAGTCAGAGACTACGACCAAGGCGGGTTCACCCGTAAGGGACAGAAATACGAACCCGTCGGGACAGTCCACGCCGGCGAGTATGTCGTGCCGCAAGAGTTAGTCAATGACCCGGACATTGCTCCGATTTCCGGCAATTCCGACTTACAGCAACTGCTCGCAGAACTCAACGAACGGCTCAAGCAACCGCTTGTTGCCCGTGTAACCGTTACAGGCGACTATGGCATTGAACAGGCATGGAACGAGTACAACCGATATACGGAAAGAGCAACGAAATAATTAGGAATAAAACATAATTTACCAACCAATAAAAACCCAAAAACAATGAAAGCGACAAACAGAAAACAACTCGCTACACTTGCAGGTGTGAGTGTGCGGACCATTCAACAATGGATTCAAAGGGAAATACGTGAACTTGTAGAGTGGGAATTTATCAAACATTCTCACATTTTGCCCCCTGCTTTTGTGGAGCATATCTGCAAGAAGTATGGCATAGAAATGCCGGAGTGAAAAATTATCAAAAAAAAATCAAAGATTCAAAAATTCAAAGATTCAAAAATTCAAAAATTCAAAGATTCAAAAATTCAAAGATTCAAAAATTCAAAGATTCAAAAATTCCCGCCTCCTTCCGACGAAGGTCGGAATCTCCAAATCTTTGAGTCTTTGAATAATGAATAAGATGCAATCTTTGAATAACCCGAACGGGTTTAATTCATCGCATACTTTTGTGCGAAGACGAAACCGCGAAGGGTGCGATACTTGTTTTGTTTCTTGAAAGCGGCTTTCAGAGCGGCCAACTGCTCAGGGTCTGCAAGGGCTACTTCCATAGCGGCGCGCGCTAATGAGAATTTTTGCTGTCTTGCGATTTCCTCTGCAGAATAGACGCGTTCAACCTTTTCAGGAAGTAAAGCAGTGAAGGAAGTACCAGTGGAAGCAAGTTGTTTGTAACAAACTCGGCTATCCTTGTTGATTTTTCCGTGAAGAGCATACACGGGGTCGATGTAACTAACTTTTGCCATAACATAGAGAAATTTTTGAAAGGTTAATAAATGTTGTTAATTAGTGAAAAACTAACCGGTTCTGTTTTCAACGGCAAAGATACAACTGTTCCAAAGACCACTTTCGCTTTTCTCCCGTAAAGTCCGCAAAAAAAACTCAGATGTAAAGCAATTCTTTACAACTGCAAACAAACTTAAAAATCTATATTATTATGCAACCTTTTATTCCATCCGTAACTGTAGGCTCACAATTTGCCTTATTTGTGCCTATTTTCGTAAGAAACGACCGCGGAACAGCCGTGCCCGCTCTTGCTTCAGACCTCACCAACTGCGCCGCCTCGGTCCGCGCCTACGGCTCAACGCAATGGGAGCAGTGCAGTGCCACAGCCGTGGCAGGCGGGTTTAAGATACACTTTGCCGCAAACGACTTAGATATCGCCAACTACTACGACCTCCGATTCGCTTTTGACTTACGCGGCAAATATACGACGGCACTTTTCCTTCGAGCCTTTGAGGTTGTTACAACCGTTGACCGCGTCTGCGCCGGCAACTGTACAACCCGCCCCGCCATACTGTCCAACTACGGCACCACCGACACCGTGCTTGAAGAGCGTATAGCGGCCCTCAGACAGGAACTCTCAACCGCCGTTAATGCCAAACAGGCGGCTATGTCGGCGCTTACCCGTAAGAATGTCGAATATGCCAACCTCTCGCAGGAGTACAACCGCTTGCTTGAAGAGTACAACGAACTCATTGACCACGGCGGCGGCGACACCACACCTATACCGGGTGCTGACGAGTGGGGTTTCTACGACCCCGACCGGCAGGTGGTGGGCATACCTACGATGATATGGCAGGTTCTGTATCTGCGCACGCAGTTAGAGACCGTCCCCGACTTCGATTTGGAAGAAGTGGCAGTAGGTTATATGTTTGAGCGTTGCGTTAGGTTAACCTCCTTCACTAACACACATATCAAGCGCATAAGCGGCGGTTATATTTTCTCGAATTGCTCGCAGCTGCAGTCGGTCAACCTGCCACAAGTAACAAGCATAAGCGGCGGTTATACTTTCAGCGGTTGCTCGCAGCTGCAGTCGGTCAACCTGCCACAAGTAACAAGCATAAGCGGCAGTGCTACTTTCAGCGCTTGCTCGCAGCTGCTCCGACTGATAGTCCCCGAATGTACAAGCATAAGCGCCGGAAACAACTCTTGCTTTTCCGGCGTTACCAGACTTGCTTATATCAAGATGGGTGCAGCGACGCTCAGTTTCTCGCTCTCTTCTTGGAACCCGACCTACTGGACAGGCACGCCTTCGGCTGAAGACATAGCCGAACTAATAGACCTCGCTACTGAGCAATGGGAAGAGCAGAACACCACCGACCCGTACCCAGGGCGAGCCAACAACGCCATAGATGCCCTTGCAGTGTTGTTCTATTTGGGTATAATAAGCAGGATAAGAGACTTACGGGGGTTCGGTGAGAATGTAACTTCAACGCTGACGCTCAACGCTACCTTCAAGCAGAAACTGGCGACCTCGCCTCTCTGGTCAGGGTATGTGGCAGAAGCCAATACGAAAGGTTGGAGCATAGCGTAAATAAGGCAAAGACTTTGAATAAGGCAAGGCCTTATTCAAAGTCTTTCCTATGAAACAGATACGGGCGGCATTGTTTGTTCTTGCCCCAGTTTATATCTCCGGAAAGCGGGTCTTGCACCGGCATCGCAACTCTCATCACGCCCTGCTTCTCACCTTTGAGCCTATCCTCAAGCAACGCCCTGATAAAAGACATTTCCCGGAAGCGAAACTCTTCGAAATTCTCCTTGAAATAAGCAGCGTCGAGACATAGCGTGTCGGTGTTGGTAAAGGCAAACACTTCCTCTATAAAGTCGCGTATGGTGCGCTCGGCGTAACTGCTGCTTGCCTCTTTGAGTTTGCGGAGTTCCTCTGACTCAAAGCGTGCAGGGTCAAACCACATACGATGCTCAAACTTAGGCACAGCCATAGGCCGGTTGAGCAGGTAGTGGGCAAACGCCGGTATCTCTGTTTGTATCTTACGGTTAATATCGATATCAAGCGCGCCTTCTATGCTTTTAACTTTGATGACCCACAGGCGCACTTCGTCCGAATCGACAAGCATGAACTTCTTTTCGTTGTTTGAACAGATAACGAACTTTGCGAAGTTGGCAAGCTCCGTCATGTCTTTGCCTTTGCCTTCCATCATGATACGCTCGCTTGTTGAAAGCATCTTTATTTTTTCCGTAACAGCGGCGTTTTCCGACAGGTCTGTTTCGTCGATGCCGATAATAAGTTTGCCGGCTATAGCGGTATTGAACCGCGACAGTACCAGTTCAACTCCGCCGTTGACACAGTTGCCGCCGAACATATACTTTAGCAGGTTCAGGAAGGTTGTTTTTCCCGTGGCTCGTTCTTTGCTGACAAGACAGATAACCGGCAACCACTGTTTCGGCTCTTTGTAAAGCAGCGTGAAGTAGTCAAGGATAATGTTGTACGGACTTACAGGCTTCAGCGCTACTCCTCTGCTTGTTATAACCTTTTCGGGTGTTTCATCCGGAAATATATGTTTCAGTAACTTCTCTATAGTAGGGAAGTCGCCCGGTGCCGGTTCCCATGTCAGTTGCTTGTATATATTGAAGCAGTCGCCTATGTACGGCTCATAGTTCAGGTGCGACGGGAAATTTTCGAACTTCTTGAAGTGTTGTTGCTTCACAATCAGTTTGGGTGCTTCTTTGTCAAACAGCAGTTCTACCGTCTCTTTCTTACGGGGTAACATCTGATACTCTTTTCCGCCGGTTACGGGGTCAGGAATAAGCGCACGCTCGTAGAAGGTATTATCGATATGGTAGAAGTCTTTTATTTGTCCCTGCAGGACGCGAATAAGGTCTTTCTCTTGCGGCAGATACTTATATACTCCGCCGTGGAACATAAAGGCTTGGGTCTGTATCTCGTCTTTGTGCAGTTCGTAGAAGTCCCGGACAGAGGTAAGCCCGAACAGCGGTTTCACTTTCTTATAGTCGCGCCTTAGATTGACTTTTCGGAAATATATGCCTTGCCGGGTAGGGAACAGCAGGTCGTCGATAATGGCTTGCAACTTTTCATTCCTCATTCCTGATTCCTTATCCCTCACTCCTGATTCTTCATTCCTGATTAGAATATCGTCAAGCCCTTTTGGCGAGTCCGGGCCATCAAGCCTTAGCGGGTAAGAGAAATAAATATTCACATCGCGGAACTCTTGCAACAGGTCAAACAGGCGCATGAGCGAGCCGTAGAACGACATAGGTCTCTCTGCCAAATCGACATCCGCACTCCGGAACTTATGTGATAAGTCCAAGCAGTCGGCATCGTACAGGATAACCACATTAAGCGGCTTGAGTGTCGTTATAAGCCGGCGTATATCTTTGTATAAAAAACCGTCTCTGCTGTCGGCAAAGAGTGTTACAGAGCCTAAGCCCACACAGGGGATACCGCACCGGCAGGCTTTTATCGCTTTCAGGTAACCTTCAGTAAGCACGAGCGTGTCTATTTCCCGCTTTTGCTCGTACAGGTCAAGCAGCAGCGGTGGCAAAAACGGGTATGTGCCTTTCTTTTCCTCACCACCGGGAAACATATACTTCGGTGCATCCGGGTGCTCCTTCAGGTACTTAGGGCTTCGCCTTATCACCTGATAGTCCCGTGTCAGCGGTGCGTTGTCGTTTACGCGGTCTGTTTGCCGGTCGCTTCGGTAGTCGTACTCAATAACCCGCCGGTCAAGGTCATAGACGGTAATGGCTATATCGTCTTTGTCGGTGGCTGTCAGAAAATGCACCTCAGACTCACGGACCTGCTCTCCGACGGAATAGATGAGCCGTGTCTTTGTGTCAGCATCCGTAAGGTGCATCTCTTGCAGCCTTTTATTCAGATAAGAAACAGGTTGTTCCATTGTTCGTAGATTTTTGCTTTTTCGTATCGCGGTTTGACTTCGATGCGCTTTTTCCAGTTTGCAAGCATCGCATCGCGCGCTTCTTTTATGCTTTTGAGGCGTTCATCAAGGGCTTGTATAGATTGCGGCACTTCGTCTTGGTCGTCTGATGAATACCAATAACCCTTGTTCACATCCGACAGCAAAGTCCGGTCAGGGTCTTCGTTTCTTACCCGCAATATGTGGCACGCCTGACGGATAGCGGTGTACCCCGGGGTCTCGCCGGTGCGCTCAAATACCTGAAACGCTATTTCCTTGTTGAGCATCGGCTTGCCGGCATTAAGCAGTATCTTTCTGATGACTGAGGCTAAATTTTCTTTTTCCATAGTAGTTCGTTTTTCTGTTGTTCGTTTTGCAGTTTCTGAAAGCAACGTTCGATGGGCTGTTGCAGTATGGCATCTTCTTTGAGTATGTCGCCGGCGGTAAGTGCGTCGAGCATTCCGTTAACCGAGTCGATATGCGCCTTTATACGCTTTTGCGCACTTTCTTCCTGCTCGTTGTTTGTTTCCGGCGTTTCCGGTATCCGCTTAAACACGAGCGGGAAGCGCCGGGCTATACCTTTTTGCGCCGACAGCCACCACCATAGTGCTGCTGTCCGGGCGATAAATTGTGTATCAGGTCTTACAGGCATCCACTGCATTTTTTTTCTATACAACATCCTGACGAGTGAATCCAAAAGAGCAGCATCGCCCGTTTCGCTGTAGCCAAAAACGAGGTTTGCAGCATTGACCCACTGCTGAAGCGTCATATCAAGCAGGTTATCTGCAAACGCCGACTCGTAAATACCTATCTCACGGAGGCACACTCCTTCTTGCGGCACGGTACTTAGTTCCCGGGCGGCATTCCGGAGCCACTTTGATTTTGCTATTTTGTTCATTTCCACCGGATGCACCTCTCCGTCTGCAAAATACAGCAGATAGCGAAACTCCCTTCCCGATGAGACTATTTCTGCTTCCGGAATAGTCTCCTGTATTTTCGTGTTTCTTTTCACCTCTTTTACGCCTATCGAGCGAAGGCCGTACATTAGGGTTATCTGCATCCAGTCGAAGCCCAAGCCGACAAGAGAAAAGATATATTTCGCAGCAGAAGGCCGTTCTTTTATTATATCCGGCCACTGGGACGGTACTGCATCAAATTGTCTCACACTGAATTGTTTCATAACAAAAAAAAATTAAAGAGTGCATCAGCCAATCTTGGCTGATTTTAACTAAAAGACAAACGCCCGGGAGTTTTTCTTATTCTCGTACCGCGTACCTTTGAAGTTCTTGTACGCCGTACTCGTTTTCCATTCTTCATATATAGCCTCATCGGAGGTAACAACCCGCAAAATATAGTCGGTCTGCTCGTCTTTGAACAACCGTTGCCCGGCCCTGAATCCCGACATTAACACTTCTTTCACCTTCACTGCAATAGGATGCAGGCGGGCATGTTCCGTGTCCGAGTAATTACTCCCACCCGTAAAGTCGTCGTTCCAGTACAGCCCGCGGAGCAGACTTGCCGTTACATCCTCACCAAACAGGAACAAGAGCGAGTCTTCAAGTTGCTTTTCCAGCATACGCCGCTCCAAACGGTCTATTTCCGGGACTTGTTCTTCGTCGAACACCTTTTCTACTTCGTAGTAGGTCAGCCAAGGCGCCTTTTGTGTCAGGTGATAGCGGAAATACACCTCCGTAGTGTGCCAAATATGATCCGCCAATCTCCATTGGGCAGACTGTTTTGCGTATAGAGCCTCCTTTAGCGCCGCCACACGCTCTTTGCTTGCCGGTGCAATGTTTTGGTTGCTCACGATGCCGAAGCCGTTAGGCGTCAAAACAAGGTCAAGTTCCGATAGTGTCATCGTGATAGCAGACAGAGCAGCCCAGCGGTCAAGATGAAAACGCACCTCTGAAAGGCGGTCTGCATCCGTTATCGTAGGGTTAACGATAGGGGTTCTGCCGTAAAGACTGTTCGAAGTCCATTGCAGATAGGTCTCGTCAGCACGGTGTTGCTGTTGCTCATAAGCCGGCATTATCCGCTCAAGCAATGTCGGTTCGCCCTCAGCCTCTACAAAAGCATAAGGCATAAGAGCATGAATTTGTTCGTTAGTGTACATAACAATAAAGATTTTATTAAATTAAACATTCAAAAATTCAAAATTTCAAAGATTGCTGCAGAAACAAATCACCCTTTTGGGGTCGGTGCGCCGTCATCACGACGGCCGCCACCGATTGACTTTAGTCTGTTTTTGTGAAAAAACTGTTTTTGATAAACAACATCTATGAAAATGTTATATGAAATTTAAGGTGCCGGCAGACGCTTCTGCCGGCTGACTACCTCTCGGCAGGCTTCCATACCTCATAAAGCGCGTTCTTGGCTTCAAGAACCAACTCCTGCGCTTTGAATAGTTTTTTTGTCGGCTTCGTCCAGCCGCTTGTTGATTTCTTTAGTGGTCATATCCATTGTTTTATATGGTTTTTATACTCAACAGGGAACCAATAGTTGAACTCTCCGCGTTCGAGGGCTGCTATCTCTCCCTGTAGTTTGTTAATCTTTGAAAGCCTTTCGTCCTCTGCGAAGCCGAACAGGTCATTTTCAGTCTGGTTCTGCAGCTTCTTTATTTGCCCGCGTTTAGCACGCAGGAGCGTCGTTTTCTTGTCTGCTATGTAGTCCGCTCCGACTTTGAATTCTTCCGACTGTTGCATGATAGATAGCCGGACTTTTCTTCTGGGGTGTTTTACCTTGACGCGGGCTGCGATATACTCAAAGAACCACCGCCAACGTAAAGCGAGGTTCATTGGCATTTTGGCTCGGTAGTAAACGACATCTTCTACAACGCTGTATCGCTCCATAGACACGTCTATACGCACCACCATTAAAGGTTCGTGTATCGAGGGTTTTTCCATATCCATTTTAATTTTAGTTTCGCACCAATGGTAATTTTCTTGCCTACACACTTCGTGTCCTTCTTCGTACTGAAACCCTCGGCAAGTGAGGGCTTTGTCAAAACCTTTGTAAAATTGTTCGTGAGTCATATTTTTTTTTTGTAATTAAGTGTTCAACGTCTTTTCAATAGCATCTTCATACGTTCCCATAAATGTTTTATCGAACCACTCGGATGCCTCTTTACCAAACTTCTGCTCCATATACTCCCTATCAGACATGCCGTCAGGGGCATTCAGCCAATCCGAGAACTTCAGATAATCTATTTGCACCGTCTGAAACGCTACCGTCAGCAGCCCGTCATAGAAAGATTGAAAAGAAGTTCCAAAATACTTTGGAAAATTCTTTTTTACATTCTCAAGGTTTTTCATATCTTTATCTTTTTGAGTTTCTTTTGCGCATGTTGGCGATACAGGCTGTTAAACTCCACATCGTTCAATATACTGTCATATATCTGCTCGTATGTAAATTGCGGCAATTGCTCGTGAATCTGCGGAATTGTCATATCTTCTTCAATCATTTTTCGCACTTGGTCTCTTGGCAAATCAATAACACAGAAGTCTTTCTCTTTGTACTTGATTTCCCTAAGTAACTCACGGCGGCGACGGGCAGCCTCTACTCGTTTCTTTTCATCGTGCTTCGTAAGTTCGCAACCCCATGACTTGCACCACCGGCGCAACGAGTTTTTATGCACACCGTACTTCACTGCTATCTTGGCGAACGGTGCGCCGAAGTCAATGGCCGACAGTATCTTTTCTTTGTCCTTTAACACGGCTTCCGGGATGAGACAATTCCAAGCCAAATCCTCACTGTTAGTTATCGGC